TCGCCAGCGCGGGCCGCGGATACCTCGGTCTCGAGCGCGGTGGTGCGGGTGTCGAGGTCGGCAAAGTTTTCGTCGATCTCGGCGTAGCGAGTGTTCCAGAGGCTCGGGACAGCCTCGGGCTCGTTGTTGGGGATTGGGGTGATCTGGCTATGCGGCAGTGTCATGTCGGCGCTCCTATCAAAATCTCAGAGTGAGCTTGATCTCGATGCGCTCATCGGCCTCTTTGTGCTTTGGCGCAAATGTCTTCATGGCGATTAAATTTCCGTCGGCATCAATCAGGGCGGCCTCCGAAACGGCGAGGCCGACCATCTCGGCCTCGTCGATGTAGGCCACGGCCTCGACGTCGGTGGGGCTGATCTGCACGATAGATGCGCAGGGCTTGCGCAGGCGCTCGGAAAACAGCTCGGTACGGCCAGCAAACACGGGCCGCGGCGCCTCGACCTCATCATGACCTCCATCGCCAAATGCCATGCCAGCGACGGCAGGCAACGGCGCTCCGCCTGCCATGTGGGCGGCGATGCGGGCGCGGAATGCGTCCAGGGTGACTGCCTCAGACATAGATGCTCCTCATCTCGAAAAGCGGGGCGCGCGCCTGGCCCAGCCGCCAGGCGCCAGACAGATGCAAGCGGGCGGGCGGAATCTCCACGTGCTCGCCCAGGCGGAACTCGCCAAATCGCATGCGCTCGCGGAATGATGCGTGCGCGAGACGAAACCCAAACGGCTGTCCAAATCGCGCATGGGAGAGCCGCCAGCTGCCATCGAGCCGGCGCGGCCGGTCGATGAGCCGGACGGGCGGCGTGATGACTGGCTGAGGATCTGGCGGCAGCGTCTCGCGCCGCCAGGCCCAGGCCGAGACGCGCTTGTGGACCTCCTGATGGCCCTGCGCACGCCGCGCGGCGAGCAGGCGGCCAGCGACATAACCGCGACGCTCTCCTACGCGGAACGACCCAAATGCCGCAGGGAGTCGCACCGGCTCGCCGTCTCTCCCCAGCGTCCATGCCCGATGCGGACAGCCGTGCAGCTGCTCACCGGGCCATACGTAGGGCGAGCAGATGCGCTTGCTCAGCAGCAGGCGGTAGTCGGACAGCGTGCGCTCGATCGCCTCTATCTCCAGCCACTCCAGCAGAATAGGGTGACGCGAGACCGGCGCCCACTCGCGCACGGCCTGGCGCAGCAGCGTCATGTCGTAACTGCGCGCCATGGCGAGGTTGATACGGACAAAAAACGTCGCCCAATGCTGCAGCTGCGGCACGCCTGCCAGCCGCTCGACGGGCCGTATTACACGGCTGCCGTCGAGCCGCCATGTGCCATCCACCAGCAGCGGGCCGAACTCGGCGTAGATCTGTCTCTGGCGATCAGGCTCAATGATGTCGGCCTCGATGCCCAGCTGAGCCAGCGCGCGACGGACGGCCCACGGCGTGCCCTTTTTTCGGTGCAGCGCAATGGCCTCTCGGATCAGGCGGCGGCGCTCCTGGTCGCCGGCCACGAACTGCCATCCCTCCATCGGGCCGATGTGGAACTGCCTCGCCAGCTCCGGCAGATAGGCCGCGGGCACGGTCTCAATGAGGTAGGTGAGCAGGCCGTCGAGCGGCAGCTGCTCGATGCGCTGCGTCGCCTCGGCCAGCGGGCCCAGGCGCGGGTCGAGCGCGATCACGTCCGGGGCCAGACGATCAGTCATCGCCATAACCCCCTACGGTTACCTCGACGGCGACGGCATGCGACCAGCCGTGCTCGGGCACGATCGTGTCCGCAGTCGGCGCGACGAGATCGACGCGGTGCACTCCATCAACGTGCAGCGCCGCGATGAGCTGCGTGCGCACGATGTCGGCGCCCAGGCGACGGCGCATGGCGTCGAGATGCGCCGCGAGCCCGGCCGCAGCCGCCTGGCGCACGGCCTCGGCGTCGTAGCCTGGGCGGACGACGATCGCCGCCTGAACCACGAACGGGCAGTCGAGCGGCGCCTGCACCTCCACCCGGTCGCAGATGGGGCGGGCGTCCTCGGCGCTGGCGGCAGCCAGCACCAGCGCCATGATCTCGGCGGACGGCAGGCCAGCGTCGGTGAGCGGGTACAGCACCACCAGCCCCGGCTCGGGCGAGCGCACGGCGCAATCGACGATGGAGACGTGCGCGCTCATGGCGTGGTGGCGGTACGCCAGGCGAGGCCCGGCGACCGAGAAACTCTCCGGCGCCTCGATGATGCGCGCGCGCAGGCGCTCGTCGTCCTCGCCCGGCAGGCGGATCACGCCCACCAGCTCGCCCAGGTAGTCAAGCATGGGCGCACGGGCAAAGCGCACCAGGTTTTGCCGCGCCACATCGTTGATCGCGGCGCGGATCAGCGTTTCGCGGTAGGCGATGAGGTCGATCAGCAGCCGCTCGATCTGCGCGGGATAGAGGGTTTTGCCAGTAGCGGCCTCATAGGCGGCGACGATCTCGGCGGTCACCGCCTGCGGATCGTCCGGGACGATTTTGAGCTCGTCGCTCATCTCGGCCTGACCTCCGCGCTCATCTCAGCGCCGTCGGCGAGCCTGAAAAACACCGTGATCCTGATGGCCGCATCGCCATCGAGCGCGACCACGACGCGCGTGACGGTGACGCGCGGCTCCCAGCGGCGGATGGCATCGACCGTCTCGCGCACGATGTGCGGGCGGGCGCGGTCGATGGGGTAGTCCAGATACATCCACAGGCGCGAGCCGAAGTCCGGGCGCAGCGGGTCGCTCCCCTGCGGCGTGCGCAGGATGATGGCGATGGCTTGGCGGATGTCGTCCACGTCCTCGACGTAGCCGTCACGCCCCAGGGCTGGCTGCCAGTGGTGGGTGGCGGGGGGCGAGATCATGCCGCAAGTCTACACGCGCGCTGGGGCGATACAGCATGAACGGGTTCAGTCGGTCAGTGACTGCCGCCCGCTGCCGGAGGCGTCGATGTTGCCCTGGACGCTGACGTTGCCGGAGACGGCGATGCCATCGCCCACGATGAGACGCCCGGTCACCATCACCTGCGGGCTGTCGATGGTCACGGACGGCGCGGTCACCGCCACCGGCCCGTCGGCCACGATCTGGATGTGACCGCGCACCGACAGCAGCAACCGGTGCGCGGCGCGGTCATACTCGACCACGGTGCCGTCGGCAAAGCGCGCTGCCGTGATGTCCGCCCCACCGCCCGGCGCCGGGTCGCGCGCGGAGTAGAGCGCGCCTAGCACCACGCCGTCCTCGCCGTGCGGGTCGAGCAGCACGGCCACATGCTCGCCCACGTCCGGCAACTGCTCCACCCGGTCGCGGTGCGTGCGGATGGCGAGCACAGGCAGCCAGTATGTCTCCAGATCGTCGAGATCCGGCAGGCGCACGCGCACGCGGTGCGTGGCAGCGTCCACCGCCGTCACGATGCCGAATCGCAGCGTCGCGGCAGACTCCCTGAGCGTCTCGCTCATGTACGCTCCTCGATGCGCTTGAGCAGCAGCGCGGTGACGTAGCCCGCGTCGCGGCTGATCTCGTGCCGCGCCTCGCTGATGAGGTAGCGGCCATCGAGGCGCGCCCATCCGGTCACATCGACACACGCGCCGGCCACCAGCAGCGGATCGCCCGGCAGCGTCAGCTCCAGGCTGGTTTTGTCGATCTCGTGGCGCGCCTGCTCGGCCTCGGCCAGCGCCCGAGCCTGCTCCGGCGTCGTAGCGCGCACGCATCGTTTGCGCGTGTCGCTGGCGGAGGATTTTTCCACCGGCACCACCTCGCCGTTTTGCACGCCGTAGATCACCAGCTCGCCCGTGGCCGGATCGTGGTGGCGCACCTCGGTGCGGCTGGGGACCTCGGTGATGCGGTCGCGGTAGGTCAGGCGCGTGATATCGCCGGGAGCGAGCGTGCGCACGGGGTCGGACGCCTCGCCAAGCTTCGCCACCGCCATGGTTTTGTTGTTGTCGGTGAGTTTCAGCGCGTAGCCGTACTCTCGCGCCAGGCGCACGGCAAAAGCCCAGTCGGTCTCCTGATACTGGGTCACGCGATCGATTTGGATGTCGGCCACCTCGCCCTTGCGCTGCGCGCCAATGCGCCCCGCCACCTGGTCGAGGATAGCGGCGAGCGTGGTGTGCTCGTATTTGCGGCCGATGCGGGTGCGCACCGAGCGCGACACACCCGTGGCCAGCGCCCGGATGCGGATGGACATGGGCGGCGTCTCCACCTCGATCTCATCCACGTCAAACGACCCGCAGGCCATGAGCGCCTGCCCAGCGTAGCCGATCTCGGCCGACATTTCCATGCCCTTGTCGGGGTACCACTCGGAGAGCCAGCGGCTCGTGACGGCGTCGGTCTCGGCCAGCTCCACGTCCAGGCTGTCGGCCTCGCCGGTGAGCCGGTCGGTGTAGCTCACGCGCATCAGATAGGGCGAGAGATCGGCGGTGATGTCGCGCCCGTTGTAGAGGATGCGCGCCTGCGGCGTCAGCGCTTCCACGGCGGCAGCCCTGCATGGACAGTAGCGGCCGGCCGCTCGATCAGCGGCACGGCAATTTTGATACCAGCCGGCAGCAGGCCGGACCTCGGCGCGTGCGGGTTGGCGTCGATGAGCCGGCCGATCTCGCGCACGTCGCGGTAGTATCTCCAGGCGATCAGGTCCCAGCGGTCGCCGTCGATCACGGTGTGCAGGATCGCGCGCGTCATGCCCACTCCTCGGCGGCAGGCAGCCGGCAGATGGCAGCAGAGGCCATGCGCGAGAGCGCCCCGCGCGCGCCCTCGAGGACGCGCGCGCCGTAGCTCACCGAGTAGAGCGCCGACGACACGCCGGGGAGCCCCGCATCGAGCGCCGACGTTGCCAGGCCGAACTGGTTGCGGGCGTCGGAAAACGCCCCCGCCACGGTCGCCGCATCGGCCGCGACACGGGCGACGCTCTGCAGCCCCGTCATGGGCTCCACCGGCAACGACGCCCCGAATGAGGCCACCTGCGCGGCGACACCGGGCAGCGCCATAGCCGCCGCCGACGGGCTGCTCTGTGCCATCGCCGCGAGGCTGGCTACATCGGCCGCAATCCGCGCCCCGCCGGCGATGGCCGACACTCCGGCCGACACCGCCCGCGCGATGCCGCCCGGCGATCCAATCGGCGCGCCGGCCATCATCCATGGCCCGCTCACGCTCGCGGTCTCGATGGGGATGCGGTAGCCCGCCGTGACCACGCCAGGCGGGTTGGGCTCGGCAGGGTCGCCGATGTACTCCCGCAGCGTGATCGACAGCTCGAATGCGATGGCCGCTCCCCGGCCATCGGTCTGGGTCGTCGTCAGCTGCAGATCCGAGATGACGAAAACCCCGCGATACTCGCCCGTGCCCAGCACAAACGCAACCGGTTCGCGCGCGTCCATTTTGGATTTGACGCGGCGCAGCTCCTCGGCGGGGTTGCACCACTGCGCGTGCAGGCGCGCCTCGATCCGGATCTCGTCCGGGCGGTGGCCGGTGTACTGCAGCATGCTCTTGCGCCCGATCAGTCCCTGCTCGGCGTAGTCGGCGGCAAAACGCGCATCCATCCCGTCGAGCCAGGTAATGATCTCGAGCTCGACATCATTGAGCACGGCATAGAGGCTCATGTCGTCGCCTCCCAGCCGACGCGGCGGCGCTCGGATTCGTAGCGGCGCATCAGGCGCTCGAACTCGGCGAAACTCAGCTGCACCGCCTGCGTTACCGCCTCGCGCGCCGCCTCAGGGCTGGCCGCGCCGGGCACGGTGATCTGCGGCGCGAACGTGATCTGCATGGGCGCGGCAGCCTGCGCCCCGGCGCCGGCGGCCTTGGGCACGTCTGGCAGCGACAGCGCCAGCGTCTGCCGGATCGTGCGCAGCGCATCCGTGGGCTCGGGCAGCGCCGCCGGCGCCACAGCCTGCCGGATCGTGCGCACGGCGTCCGGCATGGCCTGCACGGCGGGAGCGGCCAGCGCGGGCGGCGATAGCGCCACCATCGCCGCGCCCGCCATCGCCCCGGCGGCTGCCCTAACTACGCCGAGGCTTGCACGCATTCCCTGCGACAAACCGTCGCCCAAAAACCCGCCCAGCTCGGCAAAAACCCGGCTCGGCGAGCGGATGCCGAGCAGGTTTTTGATGCCGTCCCGCACCGACTCGCCGAGACCAACCACCGCATCTCTGGCCGCGCTGAGCCTCGATTTGATGCCGTCGATGAGGCCGGAGACGATCTGCTGGCCGATGTCGAGCATACGACCTGGCAGGCCCGTGAGCCACGTCCAGGCCGCGTCGAATCCGCTCTTGATGTGATCCCACACCCCGCCCAACAGAGGCCCGATCCTGTCCCAGTTGCGCCAGATCAGATACGCCGCGCCCGCGATGGCGGTCAGCACCAGGCCGACGGGATTGGCCAGCATCGCCCGGCCCAGCCATAGCACGGCTCGCCCCACGGCCATGAGCGCCGTTGTGGCCGCGCCGCGCATCCAGACAAACGCCGCACCGAGCCGCGCAATCATCCCGCCCGACAGTCCAGCCGCCGCGCCGATGGCGCGCAGCGGCGAGGCGCCGGCGATCAGCGCCGCGCGGCCGATGGCCACGCGCGCGGCCACGGTCTGCCAGCCCACGCCGAGCAGGGCCAGCGGAGACCGGACAAAAAAATTGACCGCCCACGCGCCTGAGAGCACCGCCGCTTTGAGCATAGCCATGCCCATCGCGGCGCCGACGATGCCCTTGATCAGCGCCGGATGCTCGTTGGCCCAGGCGGCAAACGCGGCCACGGCGGGCTGCACCGCGCGCACGATGTCCAGTAGCGGCGGCAGCAGCGCATCGCCCACGGTCATCGCCAGATCCTGCAGCTCGATCCTAAACCGTTTGAACTGCTCGATCGGCGACTCCATCCGTTTGGCGAAATCCTCGTCGAGCGCGCTCTGGCCCGACGCGCCGCGGCCAGTTGCGGTCTCAGCCTGGATTTTTTTGAGGTCGTCGCGGTTCTGGAGCTCCGCCAGCAAATAGGACATCGCCTGCATATCCTGGAACATCTGCCCCAGCCCCGCGCGCTCGCCGAGCGCCTCGATCATCGCGCGGCGACGCTCCAGCTCCGCCGCGCGCTGCGCTGGGTCCTCAATCCCAGCGATCTCGTCCGACAGCGCCTGGAGCTCGGCCGCCACCCGCGGGCTGCGCTGCGCCATTTTGTGCATGATGACGCCCACGCCGGCCTCGATGGGGTCGAGTCCCTGACGGGCGGCGCGCAGCATTGATCCCTGCAGATCGATGCCGAGCCGCTCGAAATCTTTTTGGGTGTCCGGGCTGGTCAGCTTGGCCAGGAAGTTGCGGAAATTGTTGGCCGCCTCGTCCGTGCTGCCCGCCGTGCGCATGGCGATCTGCAGGCGCGACGCCATGTTGACCACCGCCTCGTTGCCGGTGATGCCGATCGCCTTCATGTAGCCCCCGAGCTGCGGGAACCATTTGGCCATGTCGCGCACCTCGAAACTGCCGAGCTTGCCCGCTTTGGCCGCCTGCCCGAACGCGAGCTCCATGTCGCGGGCCGATACGCCCAGCAGATCGAAACTGACCATCATACGGGCCGCATCGTCCATGCTGGCGCGCGTGGCCGTCGTGAATTTCCCCAGCAGCCGCGCCTGCTCGGCCGCTTTTTCGGCCTCCATGCCGTTGGCGATCAGCATCGAGACGCCGGCGGCCATGTCGCGCGCGGTCTGGTTGGTCTCGCGCGCGATGGCGCGCAGACTCTCGCCCAGCACGCGCTCCTGCTCGCGCGAGAGCTCGCCCACGATCGCGATATCTTTGATCGCGTCGCCGAATCCGGCAGCCTGGGACACCGAGGCGACGACCGGCGCGCCCACGGCGGCGGCGGTAGCGTAGGTACCCATGAGCTCCCCGCCGAGCCGCGAGCGCTCATCGGCCAGCGCCTGGCGGCGCGCCATGGCCCGACCCAGAGCCTCCTGCCGTTTGCGCACGTCGTCGATGGCGCGGCCGAGGCGCTCGTAGTCCCTATTGAGCGCGGCCAGGGTCTTTGGCGCCAGCGTGCCCATATGGCGCTGTATCGCCGCGCCCAGGTCGACCTGGCGCTGCCGCAGCTCGCCCATGACGCGCCCCAGGCCGTCGAGCGATCCGCGCACCGACCTCAGCGCCGCGCCTACGGCGCCTGCGCCGACCACGCCCAGCCGGATGCCGAGACTCAGCTCCATCAGCCCGTCCTCTCTATCTGCTCGCGCGCCACCTCCAGCCAGCGCATCAGATCATCCACCGTCAGCGCGTCGATCTCCGACGGCGGGAACCTGAACCACCGCGCCAGCAGCCCGGACGCGCGCCACAGCTCACTCTCGGGTATCCAGCATGGCCCGAAACGAGTCCTGCAGCGCCCGGTAATCGGCCAGATCGAACTCGTCCATGTCCTCCGGCGTGAGCCCCGCCAGCGCCGCCAGCAGCGCGGTTTCCTGTTCCTCGGTTTTGTCCGAGTAACGCGCGGCCTGTTTCAGGTCGCGGACCTTGGGGCGGCGCAACGCGAGCTCGGCCAGCGTGCGGCCGTCGGCGAGCTTGACCGGATAGGCCAGTTTCAGTTTTTGCTCGCTCATCCATTACCCCCCGATGTTGGCGTTGTACTGCGCCAGCAGGTCAACCCCGCCGGATTTGTAGATGTTTTCCAGCACGTCGATCTCGGTCACGTCCTGGCCGTCGACGGTCAGTTTCATGTAGTACGCCACGAAATCCGTCTCGATCTCGACGGTCTCGTGTTGTTTGTAGGTTCCGCCGGGGATCGACGTAAACAGCACCGACAGGATGGCGACGATGGGCGCCTCGCGGTTGACCGAGCCGCCGACGATGATCGGCATGGAGCCGCGCACCTGCAGCTGCACGGCCTTGAACGGGTTGGCGGCCTTTTTCAGCACATCCGCGTAGAAACTCGCCCACTTGATCTTGCCCTCGAGCTTCTCGAATCCCGCAAACGCCTCGATGGTGCCGACCATGCCCAACGCCTTGTGTTCGACCATTTTCGCCTTGACCTGCGGCAGCTGCACCTCTTCGGCGCGGCCGAGCAACGATTGCCCGTCGAGATAGACGTTGGCGTTGGTGATGCGATGGATTTCGATTTTGGCCATGTCTCGCTCCCGTTATTGCTGGCCGCCCAGGCCGCGCAAGAGGTTGATGTCGACGAAGCTCTCGAAGCTGATGCGCTCGGCCGGCGTCGGCGGCATGAACGTCAGATCGAACGTGAGATGGCCTGCCGCAATTTCGGTCGGCGGGTTTTTGGCCGGATCGTAGGTGCAGCTGCCGTCGATCAGCGCCCCGCGCCCCACCAGCGTGCGAATGAACGCATTGACGCTGCCGCGGATGTCGTCGATCAGCGCGTCGTTGATGGGCCGGTCGATGAACTGCAGCATCGCGTATTCGATCGACTCGTGCAGCACATCCGCCGTGCGGCGCACGTTGATGAAATTTTTCGGATGGGTCACGCTCGGCCAGGCCGCTGAGCGGTTGCCCCACACACGGTAGCCGGTGCCGAACGAGTTGAACACCGTGACGATGCCCGCCTCGTTGAGCAGGTTGGCCTCGCTCTGCGGGTCATTGACGCGCGCGGTGATGGCGCGCTCCACGCCGACGATCCCCGAAATCTCGTGATTCGACGGGCTCCACCAGTAGCCCTGCTCCATGTCCGTTTTGCACATCACGCCCGCCAGGCGCGACGAAAAAGGTTCCAGCCGCTCGGAATTGGTGCGCGGGTCGTAGACCTTGAGGTGCGGATAGCACAGCACCGCGCGGGCGTTCGAGGTGTTGAAATTGATGGTCCCTGCCGGGCCGCGGCCCTCGATGGCCTGCTGCACCGTAACGCCAGCCGGCGCGTCGATCAGCGTCACCGCGCGCAATTTATCGGCCATGGCGACGAGCTCGGTCGTCACCGCGTTGAGCGTTGCATAGCCTGGAGCGATCAGGATTTTTGCGTTGAATCCAAACAGGCTATAGGTGTCCTCCAGGGCCTTGAGCCCGGTGCGGCTGCCATCGGCGGCCACCGTGCCGATGATGTGGCTCGCGGCGATGGGGGTTTTGCCGGTTTCGTTGGTGACGGTATGGACCGCGGGGTCGAACACATTGACCACGATCACCGTACCCGCGCCGTGGTCAAAAATCGCGTCCAGCGCCTGCGGGATGCTGTGCCCGGCGCTCGCGGCATCGGCGACCGTGCCAAACTGCGCCGCATCGCGCTCGGAGAGCACGATGGTCGGCCGATTGACGGGGCCGGTAGGCGCAGTGCCAATCAGCCCCACCACGGCGGTTTTGACCTGGGTGATCGGGCGCGGCCCCTTGTCGATCTCGATGGTCTCAACGCCGTGCAGAAAATTGGCGGCCATAAATCAATCTCCTTTTTTCGGCTTGACGGGCGCGGCGGCCTCGGCCGGCGCGGGCTCGGATACGGGCTGCAGACGCCCCATGGCCGCCAGCACGGCCACCACGTCGCAGTCGGGCAGCTCCACCGTGCAGTCTGGGCGCAGGATCACATCGCCAACGCCGGTCAGCGTCAGGCTGGTCAGCGGGCCGGTATAGCGGTACATCGGCATATCAAATCTCCTCAAACGTGACGCGGGTCAGCAACGGCCCGCCGTCGTAGTCCAGATCCGGCGCCATCGGCGCCAGCGTCTGCCATCGCGTCGCCAGCACCCAGGTGTCCGCCTCGCCATCGGCCAGCCGCGCCGAGAGCAGCCGCAGCGGCGTGCAGCCCGGCGCCGGTTTGTACGACAACAGCGCCCGGCGCGCGGCCTCGAATAGGTCCCACACCCCGGCGCCGTCGCGCAGCGATCGGGCGAACAGCGCCACCTCGACGGTAGCCGTCGCCCCCTGCACCGACGCGCCCACGTCCTCCACGCCGCCGGCGGCGACGTCGGTGAGCGCCACCACCGCCGCGCCCCTAGCGTGGGAAAACCGGTATCCTCGGGACGGCAGCGCATCGACCGGCAGCGGCGCGAGCGCCGCCCTGAGCCGGTCGACGATGGCGCGCTCGATGGCCAGCATCATCAGTACCCCTCCGTAGCGCTGCGCCCCATTACCCGCGGGCTGCCGACGCTGGCGGACGCCAGGCTCGGCTGCGGCTGCTGGTCATCGGGCAGGCTCGCCGGCAGGCCGAGCGCCACCACGCCGCGGGACAGACCCTCCAGCAGACGGCGCGCGTCCTCGTAGCGGCGGCGGGCGTCCTCGATGTCGCCCATGCGCCGCAGGGACAGCAGCCGGTAGACGGCGATGTCGCACGCAATGCGTGCGAGCAGTTTCGGCGTGGCCGGCAGCGGCAGCCGGTAGCGGGCCGCCAGATAGCCGTCGATCTCGTGGCTCGCGTCCTCCAGCGCCTGCGCGATCTGCGGGTCATCGGCCAGGCCGTCCGCATCGCGGTCGGTCAGGTCGACGAGCTGGTCGGCGCCGTAGCGCACCGCGAGGTCATCAGGCGTGGCGTAGGGCATGGCTCACTCCTCGATGCGCTCGACCGCCAGGACCGGGTCGGCCTCCAGCGCCGCCACGACCTCGGGCGACGCCTCGATGACCTGCGGCTCGCGGGTGAGCACGTGCCCGGCGCGGATGCGGCGCAGGGGCATGACGATCCCGGCGCAGCGCCGCGGGTCGATCCACACCCGCACGCGCAGGCGATCGGGCGCGGCGATGTTGTCAGATTTTTTGGCTGCCATCGCTCAGCCTCACACGAGCCACGGCGAGACGATGACGTCGACCACGCCGAAATTGACGTTGGACGCCCCGGCCGCATCCCGCTCGGCCTTGACCAGCTGGAATGCCGCGGCGCGCAGGGAGGGCGGCACCACCAGCACCGTCGGGCGGATGCCCAGCGGGCGGCCGCCATCGGCCTTGATGCTCTGCATGGCCGCGATCGCCGCGTTGAAATACTCGGCGTCGAGGGGCTGCTGGCTGCGGTAGGCCATCTGCCAAAACGCCAGGCCCGCATTGCAGCGGTAGCGCACGCCGTAGCGGTATTCATCGCGCATAAACACGCCCTCGTCCTGGGAGGACGTGAGCGCTTCCAGTTCCGGGGAGGTGCGCTCCTGGAACAGCAGCGGTTTCAGCGCGCGGCTGGTATCCATCAGGTACCAGGCTGGTCCAGGGTTAGTGGGGGGCACGTCATTGTTGCTCACCAGCGTCGGCGTGCCGGTGCCATCCACGTTGGGATACACCGGATGCTCGGCATCGAAGAAGTTCTGCCCGTCATAGCACACCGTCTCGTGCGCTTTTTTGAGCAGCTCGAACACCAGCTGATCGGGGTGCGTGGCGGCGGCGCGGCCCATCTCCGAGAACAGCGGCGTATAGATGCCTACGTTGTCGTCCTCAATATCGGTGCGGCGGACAGCAACCGTGCCCTCGTAGAGCTTGTTTTGCACCTGGTACGCCTGCGCGGCCATATCCTTGAGCACGCGCTCGCCCACCCACTCACGCAGGGCAGGGAACTGGCCCAGCCAGCCGTAGGTATTGCTGGCCGAGCTGGACGGCACGCGCGTGGCAACCTTGGCCCAATCGGTGGGCGTGGCGGTCAGGCTGTCCTGAAACGCCTTGGAAAAGCCAGTGCGCAGGGAGGTGATGAGAGCGGGGGTAATGACGGCCATGGATCAGTGCTCCGTGGAGAGGTTTTGGGTCTTTTTCGCCTGGGCGAACGCCTCCTCGGTCATGCCGAGCAGACGGGCGGCGATGCGGTCCTCGTCGGCGAGGGTGACGCCGGCGACGGCATGGGCAGCCGGTTTGGTCTCGCCAGACGGCACGATCTCCGGCGCCGCGGCGGCGAACGCGCGGAACCCATCCAGGTCGCGGGCGGCATAGGCCAGCGCCCAGTCCCGCAGGCCGGGGGAAATTTTGCGCGCGGCCATCGCCTCGGCCACCGCCGCCTCGGCGTCGCGCCGGGCGATCTCGGCCTGCAGCGCGGCCAGCTGGTCGGACACCTGTTTGTGCATGGCCACCGGCACATACTGCGCCGGGTCAGGCTCACGGGTTGCCGCCTCGCGCAGTTGTTTTGCGTGCGCGGCGATGGTCTCGATGTCAGCGCTCGGGTCGATGCCGAGCGCCTCGGCCAACGGCGTCAAATCCATCGGATCCTCCTGTCGGGCTGCGGCCCGTAGATAGAGATTTGGGGTGTGTGTCAGCCCGGCGCCCTCCAGCGCCACCACACGGCCAGAGCGGTCATGCCGGAACACCGGCGACAGATACCTGTACGCCCGCTCGGCGAGGAGCGCCGTGGCGGACGGCGTCCACTCCACACGGCCCCAGATGCCGTCCTCGCGGGCAGCGAGCTCCCGGATCCAGCCCGCAGCAGGGACCGGACCACGCTTGTCCGCCGCCTCGAGGCTCTGGTGCTCGTAGTCGATGGGCAGATCCGCGCCATGGCGGGCGTAGGCAGCCAGCACGGCCTCGGCATCGAGCCGGTACGGCCCGCGGCCGTCCCGACCGGAAAAAGTCCCCGCCGGGATGAGATGCACCCATTCCGGCGGGGATGCCGCATCAGCGGCGTCCAAGGAGGAGGAAGCGGCAACTGGAAACAGGTCGGTGGCGCACGCACCGCGAGAGAGCGCATGATGATTGGTGTGCGTCATGCCGCCACTATGGGCGGATGGGAATGGATAGACAGCATGAAGCGCTTCAGGCCTGCTGCGCCCTACAATGCCCCAGGACGCGCCCTGGGCGCGCAGGCGATAGATTGGCCGCCGCAAGGCCGCTGGACGCACCAGAGGCCATCCTGGAGCGTCCTGCGGGCACATCCTGCGCGGTGCGCATCAGCCGCCCACGGTGTCGTCGAGGTAGGCGCGCAGGGCGTCGAGGATGAGCGACCGGGCGGTCTCGTCCAGCTGCCCGTCCTGGGTCACCGGCAGGTAGCGCCGCGCCGGGATATCACCCCATGGGATTTTGCCGCCGCGCCGCGTGGAGCCAAACTGCCCCCGGCGCGCGCCAAACTGGAGCACGGCAGCCTGCACGGCGGACGATCCCACCTCCACGCTGTCGGCGTCTGCCTGGTAGTGCAGCCGCGAGCGGACAAAGCTCTTGCTGTCGATCAGCGGCTTTTCGCCCTTCTTGCGCGCCAGCGTCGCCGGGCTGTTGGGCGCATACGGCTGGCCGGTCCAGTCCCGCCCATCGAGGATGCGCTCCCTGCACCCCTCCGCCAGCCCCTGGCCGATGGCGTGCATGGCCTGCGTCATGTTCGACGCGCGCCGGCGCAGCTCTTCGAGCGCCCGGCGCGCTTCGCGGTCGTCGATGTCGATCTGGATCATGCGGCCTCCTTTTTTGGCCAAGCGGCGTCCGTTCCGTCAGCTTAATTGTTCTGCGGATTGCTTGAGCGCCTTGCGGATGCCTGCGCTCACGTTTCCGTTTCCGAGGCGGGTTGCGATGGCGATGCTCTCGGCGTCGAGGTAGGTATTGACCTTCTTACCGCCTGACATCTCAGGCGGTCGGCCAGCTTTACCGAGCGCAGCGGCAACCTTTCGGCCATCAAGCCTACAGCGGATAGAGCCGGCATTGACCTGGACATAGACGCCAGTAGCCTCGATGCGCACCAGTGCGCCAGTGTCGGTTCCGTCCCGCGTGACCGTGCCCAGAGGCGTTGAGCCCGCTGGGATGGTGTTGGTGTAGAGCCGCCAGTTGCCATTGGTATCAACGGCAAGGCGGCCACGATTCGCGTGAGTCATGGCCGCCTTTGTCAGATGTATTCGCCGGTTTCGACATTGACTAGCACATCGCCGTAGTCGTTGGTATGGCTGTAGACCATGGCCCTAGCCCAGCGGTCGCCGCCGCAGCGTTCCTTGGCCAGACGCATCTTGATGGCGCGGATAGTGCGCTTGCCGTTGTAGGTTTCGGTGGTTCCGACTTCGCCTTCGCCCGACACGATGCGGATTTCGTTGGTTTCGATGAGCTTGGTGATGCTGGTCATTTTCTCCTCCCCCTGATAGGCCCGGTTGATATCGATGTGCTATTATCCATGGCCTTTATTTTATGCGCACAAAACTTGTTGTCAAGTTTTTTATGCGCACAAAACTATATATTTTTCGCCGCACGGGCTGAGTAGGCTACACTGGCATCAAGGGCTGGCGGCAAAATCTCCCTCCATGCGTGAGGGCAGACCTGGGGCCCAAAGGTTTCGTCGCCGGGCGCGGGAGTCCGGCGCGCCAGCCCCGCGAGGCGGTCCAGGTGCCGCCTCATTTCTTTTCTGCCTCGCGCAAAAGCCGGGCGATCTCGCGGTTGCGCCGCGCCTCATCGGCGTGCAGGCGGTAGAGCGTGGTGACGTAAAGCTCGCCGCCGTCCTGCGTGGCCTTGACGATCAGCACATATCGCCCGTCCTCCTTGATGTAGATGATGCGCTTCCTGGCGCTTTTCGGGTCAGCATACACCGCCTTGGCTGTTGCCTCATGGACGATCTGCTGCGCCTGTGCATAGTCTTCCGGCATGATGTCTGGGTGACGGGCGGCCTGCTTTGCCGCCGTCTCCGCGCTCATCTGCGCCACCCGCACCCCATCTTTCGCGCCAAGGGCTTGCGCATCCGCATCTGGTAGCCGAGCCAGCGGCCATGATCCAACAGGCCGCTCGAACCAGCGTGCGAAGGCATCGGCCTTGAGCCAGGACTGGATGAGCGCGATGGAGGGCTCTGGCGGCAGCTTGTCGAGCTTGCTCTTGAGCGCCCGCACGGTCTCCACCACCGTCGCCCCCGGCTGATACCCCCAGCCCTTGTCGATGCCCACCATCTCGCCGGTCTTAGGGTCAATGGCGTCCCATCCGGCGGGCGGCTCGGTATAGCCCGGCCTGCCGCCGGCGATTCTGGCGGTTTCCGGCCCTGACGCACCCACGACACGGCACCCGCAGCCCCATCCATTGGGTGGATAGTGGCTCTGCCAGAACGGATGATCCGCCGGCAGCGTCAACCCGTTCCACAGTTTGTGCTGCAGCCGCGGATGCTCCGCCCCAGAGTGGCGATAGACCCAGTATTTGACCCCCGCCTCTTTGAGCTGCGCCAGCCGCCCGGCGGCGTAGCTGGTCGAGAGGTTGGTCTGGTAGATGATGCGGGTACGCCAGGCGCGGCCTGCGGCCGTCTCCTCGCCAGTCCAGCCGTGCCAGCCGCGGCGCTCCACGATCTCGCCAAAGCGCTTGCGGAAGCCCTGCAAGGTCTCGCCATCGGCAATGGCCTTGTCCACCGCGGCGGCAAGATCGGCGAGCAGGTCGACTTTGGCCGCGCCCGCCACCATAAAGGCGCGGTCGTGCTGGCTTTTCCAGAGGTCATCCCACTTTGCCGTGGGGACCAGGTTGCCGAGCTTGCCGCGGAAGAATGCGACCTGCTCGTCGAACGGGCGGCGCAAGACGGCGGCGATGTCAGGCGTGGCGGGCATAGTGGCGCTCCCAGTCGTCGCGGCAGGCCGCATCGCACCAACGCAGCTGCTCGGTTAGCGGCTCGCCGCACCATAGGCACCGGCCTGTCGGGGATGGCCCCGCAGGGTAGCGCTGGCGCAGCGTCGCCTCTAGCTGTATGCGGATGACCTCGTCCGCAATGTCTGCGATGTCCATCAGGCCGACTCCTCCCGCACCATGTGCCGCCCGGCCAGTTCCGCCGCCGCAAATCCCATGGCCATGACCTGCGCCAGCTCCTCGGTGGGCAGGCCGCCGAAGGCGGCCAGCAGCGCGTCGCGTAGCTGAGGCAGGCTCTCGGCCTCATCCACGATGCGCTGCACCTCGGCCATGATCGCGCGCCAGGCGGGCTCGGCCTCGATCTCCATGCGGTCGGCCATGAGGCCGGCCACGTCAATGTCCGGCGCATCCGCCGCGCCGTCCCGGGCGTGCGCCGTCGCCTCTAATGCGGGCAGATCACGCGCCTGGGCAGCGGCAGCCGCCGCGCTCCCGCCGTTGCCTGCCCCCAGCACCTCATCCTGGCCCGCTTCGGGAATGCCGAATTTCTCGCGCACCCAGGATTGCGGGACTGGCATGCCCACCTGGGTGAGCTTGACCACCTGGTCGGCCAGCGCCGCCATGTCCTCCGGCTCCTCGACGATCAGGCGCAGATGCGGCAGCGGCGCCCCCGGCATATTGAGGCGGATCAGCGGCGCGATCAGGTCGCGCGTGAGCGTGGAGGCCAGCGCCCTGGCGTCGGCGCGCATCAGGTCGGCGCGCACCTCGTTGTGCACGCGCGCCTGCGCCAGGCTACCCGACGAACCCTGGTCGGTAGTCAGCGTCTGGCCGAGGACGGCTTTTGACACCTGCCGGTCCAGATACTCGATGAGCCGCTGGTACAGATCGGCGGAGGCGGTTTTGCTCCCGCTCTCCACGATCTCCAGCGCCATGCCCGCCGGGATCACCGCCCCGGCGTCGCTGCCCAGCTCGAACACGGCGCGCTTGAGCACGGCAATGTCCTCGCGCGTCGCGCCCGCCTCGTATTTGCCCAGCCGGATCGGCTGGCCGTACAGCTCGGCGAACGCCGCCCAGTCGCGCAGCGCGTAGCTCTTGAACACCCAGGCCCACAGGGCCGATCTGGCCAGCCCGCCCATGAGCGGAATGCCCGCCATGACCTTGGGCGTGTGGCAGACGAACTTATAGAGCGGCAGTTCCTGCCCGTCCGGCGTGCCGTCCATGAGGCGCAGCGCGCGCCCCGTCTCGCGGTCGAAGCGGAACCAGTGCGCCTCGCGCGGCAGGATGGCGGCGGGCACCCAGGTCGGCCCGTCGGTCTGCCAGAGGATTTCCGCGACCGCATAGCCCTTGGAGAGGGCATCGAGCAGCTGCACCATGAGATCGGGCAGGTCGATCGATTCGAGCACCCGGCGCGCCAGATCGGCGGCCTTCTTCGCCGCGCGCGACTCATCCGCGGGCTGCACATCCCACGGCAGGCCAGCCACCGCGAGCTTGCGGGTTTGCAGCACCGCGCGGTAGTGCAGGTCTTTCTCCTCGATGTCGGCGGCGGCGATCAGGAAGTCATGCGCATCGCCCATGCTGGCGCGGCGCAGAATCTCGGCCACCTGCGCCGGCGTCAGGCTCGCCAGCGGACGCCAGGTCCACGCCTGGCGGAACCCCATGAGCGACGGCGCGGCGATCTCGGATTTGAGCGTGGCCCTATCCATCAGTAATCCCTCCAGCGGTCTGGCAGATCATCGAGCGCCGGGTCGCGCCTGCCGCTCCATTTCCTCGCCCCCACCGGCTCGTAGCCGTAGGCAAACCGAGGCTGCGCCGCCGCCGAGCAGGCCAGCGCCAACGCCCAGAACCGGTCGGCGTGCCCGGCCTCGGTGCGCTCGGCCACCAGGCGCGGCGCACCGTTCGGCCCCGCCACCCGCTGCACGCTGTGCAGATCGGCCCGCAGCGGCTGATCGCCAACCGGCAGACGCAGGCGCTTGTCCTCCATCCGTTCCTTGAGCGCGGTCGCCATGTCCAATTTCCGTGCGGGTGAAAACAACACCCCCTCCACGCGATACTGCCCATGCCGCCGCTGCGCCTCCTGCACCGGCATCTCGCCCATGCCCGTCTGGTCGAGCGCCGCCCGGATCACGCGATACTCGCGCATGATGCGATCAAGCTCCGCCAGCTGCTGCGCAAAACTCGTCGCGCGCAATGTGATCAACTCGCGCAGCCACAGCACGTCGCCCACCTCCTCGAGCACCGCGATCACCGTCAGGTCGCCGCGCGCAGCAAAGTCCATGCCCACGTAGCACGGCCCGCCCTGGTACTCGCCCGGCGCCGCCGGGTCCTCGCAGCCGTCGATCAGGTCATAGGTGAGCCAGGCCGTGGCCTCGTCGACAAACTGGCACTCAAACTCCTGCGCCCAGGCCACCGGATCGGCCATCGCCCGGCGCAGCTCCTCGACGTTGCGCGGCAGCCCGTCGGCCACCGCGTCGTAGATCGTCACCACGTGCCGGGAAAATATGCTATCCGGCGCGGTCATGATCTCGTAAAATTTATCGCCGCGCCCGTTTGGCGTGGAGATCACCCGCAATTTCAGGTCTGGCCGCGACACCACCGGCAGCAGCGCCGTCCAGATGGCGCGGTTGTCCTGATGATGCGCGAATTCGTCGAGGATCAGGTTGTCGCTCATCCCCCGCGCCGTGCTCGGCTTACTCGCCACCGCGCGGATGTAACTGCCGCGCGTGCCGATGCGCACCATGTGCGCCAGCTCATCCGCCGCAAACGGCACGTCCAGCGCCTCGAACGCCGCGCCAATAGCCCGCAGATGGAGTTTCACCCCGCTATCCATCGCATCCAGCGCCCGGTCGCGGCTCACCGACAGGATCGTCCACCGGCTCGTGCGCCCCTGCGACTCGGCGTCGAGCACGTCCAGCACCGCCTCCAGCGTGGTCGTGAAGGTTTTGCCGGTCTGCCGCGACCACATGCCGGCCTTGAATCGCGAGCCGTCCGCCAGATAGCGTCGCTGGTAGGGGTAGAGGATGGGCGCATCACCCGCCATAGAGTCCCTCCCGGATCGTCCGGAGTGTCTCGGCGTCGAGCCGCTTGCCGGCCTTCCCCGCCTGGCGCTCGATCTCGTCGAGCCTCAAA